GCTATTGATTGTGCACTCGTGTACTAGTACGCTTGATGCAGCTACGTGAAATCTGGCTAGCTTGAGTTGGCTATCAGGTTGCTAATTCAAGCAGAGACGCTTGATGTACTCATGAACTAGTATGCTGACAGTGGCTGATTAGCAAGCTGCTAGGTTGCTTGTACTAGTCAGCTAGTACGTTGTGTGCTGCTGGGTGTATCTGTCTTTAGTCTACAGTTACCAACTACCAGCTTGCAGTAACTCACTAGTAGCTGATTGGGTAGCTCATAGGTAGCTTACAAGGCTCACAGCTTGCTGGTACTACTGATGGCTTACTAGGTAGCTTACTATCACTGACTAGGTAGCTGCTGTTAGTTCACTAGGTAGCTAGCTATGGCTGACTAGGTAGTTACTAGGTAGATTGATGTAAGCTTACTCAAGCTCTCTTAGTGCATCATTCGATGCACAATATAATAAGAATAAGACACTACAATAAGAATATAGGACGCCTTGCCAACAGCTCTCATCAGCTACTTGCAAGAGCCTGCTGTGCCTACGTATGGCTACTAGGTAGCTGCTTGTAGCTATGGTCAACTGACTAGGTAGCTTGAGTCAGTCTAGTACACTAGATTAAGCTAATGTGAGATACATCACTAAAATAGTGTTGACTAGGTAGCTCACTGCATGTATAGTTACTTACATCAAGACGACACAGCAACAAGTTATCTTGATAGTGGCTCTAGTAGCTACTTGCTCTTTAACAATCTGGAATCTACCTGATAGGCTTACTAACAACAAAGGTGAACTATCATGTCTATTGAGACTCGTATCAAACACGTTAAGGCTTGCTCTGATCACTTAGAAGGCTTAGGGTTTACTGATCAATGCGTGGATGACTTCGAAGGTACCGTGTATCTTATGGGAACCGACGGGGCTTCATTCCACATGCACAAACTGTACACTGTGCGGAAAACTGGAACTACCCATTCTCGTAAAGAGCGTCTACATCGTGCAGTTATACAGTACACTCATGCTTTCAATATGAAAGATATGTAATAGATAGCCGCTGGCACTAGCCAGCCTATCAGGTAGATTCTGGAACGGATAGGAAGTTGAATAGAGCTGATGAAAGCTCTTGTGACCGCTCAAGCGGTGCTGCTGTCAGTGATAGGCTTACTACTAACTAAAGGTAACTTATCATGACTATTATCTCTATTAATGAATCTCTTGGTGTTATTTGGTACAAAGCTTTTAACCATAAATATGAGGAAGTGCATGTAGTTATTTATGGCTTGAGCAAAACTGAATGGCACTCAAGGGAGCAGGCACAAGACCAGTTTACAAAGTGTCTGAATCATGCTTTTGAGTGTGAAGGTAATTAATGATAAGGCTAGCACTAGCTAGCCTATCACTGACAGTAGCAGACAATAACCTAAGAATGCTCAACTAGTGCGAGACACACCAGAAAGGTGCTGAGCAGCTTATAAAGGTGAGCTTGATAGACTAACCACAAACAATAGGTAGCTATCATGAAAGATTTTGTTATGTTAACAGTATCAGTAGCAGTAATCATATTCCTAGCAACAATAGCTTGCTTAATCTTGATGTATGCTGACAGGTACATGTAACAAGGATAGCCAGCACTTGCTGGCAGTCTATCAAGCTTACTTTCAACTGATAGAAAACTGGAGTACATACTATGATGACCCATAAAGAGTACATGGAACAAAACAGGATTGTCGAAAACACTTTCGATTTGCACCACACCTACTACTCACAGTTTGTAACTGATGGCGTTAAGCGCCGTGTACTGGATGCAGTGTGTATCGATAAGCTAGCTAAAGATTTTATAGAGGGTGATAAGCACCTAAACAAGGCTTACTCATGCTCTAAGGTGTGGGATAGGGTCATGATGGTTACGCCTCCTGAAGTAGCTAGCCTATTAAAAGAGGCTGGGGAGCTAAACACTCTAAGCAATCAAGTTTGCATCGTTAAAGCAGCAGCAAGGCAGCTTATTGAGGAGCACTTAGCTAACCAGTAGCAAACTAGCAGCCATTAGCTAATAGTGGCTGCAATGATTGTTACTAACTAACTGAGGCTTATATATATGAGATATGACATTACACTAGTAACCACACAGACTGGTTATACAGCAGAGATTTATGATAATGAGAAGGGAGAATGGCTACCAGAGCGTAAATATAAGCCTACGAGCAAACCTACTCAACTACTTAGGCAGATTGATGAAGAACTTAACAAGTAGCTAAATAACTGGTATTGGTGATTATTTCTTCTGAGGACTAACTAATGACTTACTTACTTATAGCAGCTTGCGGGTGGCTGGTGTTTATCTACAAAGTGCGCCGTGACTTTAAGAAAGCTCACGAACGCTACAACATAGTCAAGCGTGGTGATAATTGGGTTGTGAGAGATAGCAAAGGCCGCTTTGTTACTATCACAGATAACTACTGGAACATTTGCAAGCTGGGGGCATGATATGAGTAGGGAATCAGATGCAATAATTGTCTATTGCAAAGAGCGTATGGAAAAGCTGAATAAAGCTTTGAATAAACCTGATTGCGATGTAGAGGTAAACAGGGAGCTTTGGTGGTCTGCATATCATCGAATGAATGCGGTGCTTAACGCAAGGCATGAGCAGAGGGACATGCACTGGACAACCACTGGTGACTTTAGTCACTTACAATCTACTTCACCTGTGAGATTCTAATGGACTACTTAACACGTATCGCAGCAGCAGAAAGTAAACTGGCTATAGCTAACTTCTTATGTGACAAGAAGATGAGGGGGTGAAGCTATTCAGGTCATCCATAAAGCTAAACTGGAGTATAGAAACTATGTCAAGCGTTAAAGATACTGCGTCAACTTATCAGACGCTATCCTCTTTTAATTCTGCTATGTGGGTGCATGTGGCTACCCTAGCCGCACAGTTCGCGGCATGTACCAGCAAGAGCAGCGGATTGCTAAAGCTGAGGGGCTGGCTTGATAGTTACAGCAGCTGATTTAGAAGACCGAGGCTGTGACTCTACAACCCTTGTAAGTTGTAATAAGTGCGGTGAGCCTACGCCGTGGGAGGTCATCAGCGACTCTGGCTTGTGTCCAGATTGTGAATTTGGTAAATGAGTAGTTCACTTTAAGCCAGCAGGAGATTGCTGGCTTATGGGGAGATACCTATAACTAACTAACTTGAGGTTAACAAGATGCAAAACATTAATGACTCTCTGCTGGCTATCATCAAGGGCTTTGACAAGATTACTGTTAAGGCTGCTTTGGCTGAAGTTGATAAGATGGGTGTAGATGTTAGCTCATTGAATACCAAAACCCGCGAGGGGTTTATCACCTCTTTAGACCAGTTGCGTATCAGCATCAATGAGGCCGCTGTAGTTGAGGAGGAAGCTACTCTGATGTCTGAGCTGGGTTACTTAGAAGGTGAGATTAAGGCAACTATCGCTGATGCTGGCAAAGCTACTTTCCACTTGGGGGAGTTGCTGCTGAAAGCTAAAGATGCTCACGAAAGCACACCGGACTTTTTGAAGTGGGTTGATGAGAAGTTTGGCATCAAGAAAGCTTGGGCTTATCGCTTGATGAAAGTGGCTAGCGTATTCCAAGTAGATGCATGGAAAGCAACGGCAGTTGAAGTACTGTACACCCTGCAATCCCAAGCTACTGACAGCCAGCTTGAGCAAGCCAGAGATCTGGCTGAGGCTGGCAATCTGAACCGCAAGACGCTCTCTGAGCTGCTGGAGCCCGTAGCGCCAGCTATCAAGCAAGTAGAGCATCCAGAGCCACAGAGCAGCCAGAAGCTATTGCAACAAGCTGCTGAGAGCCTGATTGCAAGCGCTGCTGAGCCACAGGAGGCCGCGCCACAGCTGCCAGAGTCTAGCGTACTAGACAGCAAGTCACAGGAGGATAAAGAAGACTTGATGGAGCTTGTAAGAGATTTACGTGAGCAGCTGGCATTGCAGCAGCAGCAGAATGCGGAGCTGATGAAGCAAATCACAGAGGCTAACAAACCACGCATAGCGGCTAGTAACGCGCCTATGCTGCCACAGTTCTCTAGCGCTTGTATGTATGCCCGCTTGGGGCTGGCTGCTGAGGATGCAGCAGATAAGGCTAAGATTCTGGAAGCATTCAAGAGCCTTTGTAAGGCTGGTTATGGTCGCCAACATGAGGCTTACAGCTTGCTTGATGAAGCTCGCCATAAACTCATTCACGCTATGGAGGCCGCAGCATGATTCAGTTATTCGTAAATAAGCGAACCAACTCCTACTACAAACTCTTAAATGGTATCTGGTACTTCTATCATAATGGCTGTTGGATTAAGAGCTATACGGCAAGAAGCCCATTCTACAGGGTGGAGTTAATTAGGGATCTTTTACTTATAGGTAACAACTTCAGGCTTAAGTAACTACTGGCGGCTAGCGATAGCCGCTATCAACTCTTTATAAGGAAATCAGATGTATACTAGCGATGAGCTTTACCAGAAACAACTTGAGTTAGAAGGGGAAATGCACGGCTATGGTGTTACTCGCTTTGACCGTAACAACCAACGTGCTATTGATAGCGGTACACCTTCAGACACTGACTGGAACCGCCGTTTACTTTCTAACTTCATTGAGCCTATGGTGAAGGGTATCAATGCTTATAAGGGGTATTACAAGACTAAAGCCGGACGGCCTACAGTGGCTTTAAAGTACATCCGTCAAGTTCAGCCAGAGCAAGCGGCTTACATTGCCATTAAGAACATCCTTGATGTGCTGGGAAGTACAACATTTGATGCTAACTGGCTTGTCACAACTATCGGGCGTCGTATTGAAGACCAAGTAAGATTTACTAAGCTTGAGGAGGCCGCGCCAAAGTACGTAGGCAAGGTTAAGGATAGCTTAGCTAAGCGTAACTCTCTCCAGTATGCACACCAGCATAAGGTGCTGGTAGCTACTGAGAAGAAACTAGCTGAGAATCCAGACCGTGCGCAGCTTGAGCTGCCACGCTGGCAGGAGTGGGCTGAGGAGGATTGCAAGCATGTAGGAAGCTTGCTGGTCAACATCTTCGAGCAGTGCATTCTGTTTGAAGGTGAGCCAGTAATCCGTAAGGAGGTGCAGACAGTTCGCAAAGGTACACTGGTCTTCATCAAGCCTACTGAGAAAGTTACCAAGTGGATTCATGAGTTTAGAGAGGCCATTGGCGGCTTAGCTCCAGCTTACGCGCCATGTGTAGTTCCTCCCCTTGATTGGACTTCCCCATTTACTGGCGGGTTCCACACTGAAGCTGTTAGCAGCACTCTGCATCTTGCTAAGGTTCGCAACAAGCGCCACCTGCGCAAGCTGACTAAAGAGCAGATGCCAGCAGTCTACAAGGCTGTAAATAACTTGCAGAAAGTGCGCTGGCGTATCTCTGAGCGTGTGCTGGCAACTGCTAACACACTTGTAGAGCTGGGATTGCCTTATGCGCTGCCGTCAAAGGATGAAAGCGATTGGAAAGAAAAGAATCCATGCCCTGTGCCTGAGTACCTGCAAGACCTGCGAGGCGAGCAGCTGAAAGCGGCGCTTACTGCTAGCCAGTGGGAAGCATTTCAGGAGTGGAAACAGCTGGCACGTCAGAACTACGACGAGGAGAGCGAGCGCGTAGCAAGCTTTAGGGAAGTTGTTCGTACTTTAGGGCAGGCTAACCGCTATGTTGGCTTTGATGCAATCTACTTTGTCTACACGCTGGACTTTCGTGGGCGTGTCTACTGCCAGAGCAGCCTTGTAAGCCCACAGGGTGGTGACTTGCAGAAAGCGCTCATCAAGTTTGCTGATGGCATGAAGCTGGGTGAGCGTGGTGAATATTGGTTTAAGGTGCATGGTGCTAACGAATGGGGGTGGGATAAGAAGGAATTTGATGAGCGCGTAGCTCTGGTTAGTGAGCCGGAGTTCTGCGAGATGTGCTTGGACATTGCTAGCGACCCTGTGACCTTCAATGACTGGATTAAGGCCGATAAACCTTGGCAGTTCCTCAACTGGTGCTTTGAATATGCTGACTTTCTGAAGCATGTGCAATCAGATGGCAACCCACAGGACTTTGTAAGCTATATCCCATGTGCGATGGATGGCTCTTGCTCTGGTATTCAGCATTATAGTGCCATGCTGCGCGATACTGTTGGCGGTACTGCTGTTAACTTGGTTAACTCTGACAAGCCCAATGACATCTACGGAGAAGTCTGTAAGGTGTCTATTAAGGAGCTGCAAGCAATTGCTGACGGCTCACAGGCCTATGATGGCAAGATTGACCCTATACTAGCTCAGCAGCTGGCGCAGGAGTGGTTACGTCTGCAACCAAATCGCAGCCTGACTAAGAAGCCAGTTATGACCCTGCCTTACGGCAGTACTCAGTTAACTTGTCGTGAGCATGTTAGCCAGTGGCTGAAAGATTTACAGAAGGAGGAGAACAAGCGAGCCAAGGCAGAGTTTAGGGAGCCTATGAAGGTACACGCTTTCGGTGATGCAGATAGTGCGATGCCGCTTAAGTTTGCTGAGTCTCTTATGACTAGCATTGTTTGGCACTCTATTGGCAAGGTTGTAGTAGCTGCGAGAGCTGGTATGGCCTACATCAAAGCTGTCACAAGCTCAGTAGCTAAAATGAATATGCCGCTTGAGTGGACCACCCCAACAGGCTTTATTGTGCGTCAGGAGATTTACCAGTTCACAACACGTCAGGTAAATACTCAGCTGCTGGGTGGCACTAAGTTTGTGGTCAGCACTAAGAGCAAGGATATTGATTACCATCGTATGATTAACTCATGTGCGCCCAACTTTGTTCACTCTATGGATGCGAGCCACCTGACACTGGCAACTAACTACTTTGCAGATGCAGGTATTAGTAGTATTGCAGTAATCCATGACAGCTTTGGCACACATGCAGGAGCCACTGACCTGCTGCGTGAGCGTCTGCGAGCTTCAATGGTGGACATGTACGAACAGCATGATGTTATTACTAACTTCCTTGCTGAAACTGAGGGCAGACTGATGACAGCTTTCGAGCACATTCGTGTGCCAGAGCGCGGCGAGCTGCAACTGGATAGTATCAATCAATCTACATACGCTTTTGCGTGAGGTGACAAGATGGAAAACTTTAAAGTAACTGAGCTTGATGATGAATTTTTTATTATTCAAGAGTATGCTAGGCAGCGTCCAGAAACTATCACAGTATCTATAACAGAGACTGATGAAGCTGGTAACACTAGATTAGTCAAAGAATGGAAAGAGAAGCGCAAGCCAGAGAATAAAGAGCTTCTTGCTGACATCTATATCTTTAATAAAAGCCAGTTAGATAAGATGAAATACAATTATCAACTTGGTAACTGCCCTACTACAACAAAGGGCTTATGTAGGTACTCACTAGCTTGGGGCAGTTGTAACAATTGGTACGGGCAGCCAGCCAGAACAGCCAAGAGAATGCTCAAGAAAGGTGTAGCTGTACCTAAAGAGCTATATGGATTATTCACTCATGTAAGTGGAGCCTGCTGATGGACTACTTAGCTAAAGGGCAGACCGTGTGGATTCACAGCTACACAGTAGGCCATGGTAACAACATCAAGATTAAGCAAAGTGTGCATACCGATGAGGAGAAAGCTTTAGAGGCGTGGCGCTTGCTAGGTGGTTGGTTTAATGAGGCAATTATAGTAGGAGCTTGTCACCGATGAAACTTGTATTAGTCCTAGGGCTTGCTGATGGGCGTGTAATTGAGTGGCCTGATGATGCTGCACCTAAGTTTGTTAAGCCACCTGTCAACCGTGAAGGTGTTACGCAAACTTATAGTCTTGTTGGTTTCGTAGGTAACGAGGCTTACTATCTCCCTGAGTACACTACAGCAGCTCAGGCAATCAAACTTCTAGCAGAAAGGGCAAGCTAACAACAACTACAGGCAGCTACTCAGGTGGCTGCCTTTTCTTTTATCTGGCTTGTACTAGTTGGCTAGTACAAATTTAGTTGATAATAATTCTCAACAACCTGAGTCTAGTATACTAGACTAGACCGGAGTGTACTAGTTGGCTAGTACAAATGGTGACGCTACGTGAAATCTGAGAAAGTTTGCGGGTGATTGACCATCAGATTTTAAAGTTTTCAGAAAATAATTAGAGCATACAATAGGAGCAAGCTAAGTAAGTACAGTAAGCTAACTAAAGCTAATAGTAAGCTTACTAAAGCCATGTAAGCTTCTCCTTATTCCCTCTTATAGAGGGATACCCTATATAGTAAGCCTTATTAGCCCTCTTGAGTGTAGTAGCTCAGGAGGGCTTTATTTTGTCTAGTACACTAGACTGGAGACTTAGGCACTCCAATAGATAACTAATCAATGGAGCAGTTTATGCAAACTAGTATTAAGCCAGAGAAGATGCAGTCTAAGAAACTACGTAAGCTGAATGAGAAGGAGCAAGAGGAGCTTGCAATCCGTCAGCAGCATAAGGGCAAGCACCATAAGACCCAGCGTGACAAGCGCCCTGAGTGGGAGGCTTACTAATGCAACGTGAATTTATACAGCGCGGTGAACTATATGGGCAAAAAGAGGGCGGCCTTATTACAGTGAGGTATGGCAGCCATAAACCCTACCCCGACGGTGATACTGTACTACATACGAGCGAGGAAAACTTACCACAGCTGATTGCACTACTTAAAGCATTGCAGGAGGCTAAGTAATGGCTATTGTTATGAACCTACCTTGTCCGGCTTGCCAGAAGAATGGGGCTGACAAGAATGGTAAGTACCTCATGGTCTTTGAGGATGGTGGCAAGCTATGTATCCACACTCACAACCATGATAACCGTGAGCGCTACTATGAGCCACCTGATGGCAAAGACCCTGTGTTTGACCGCGAGATTGACGGCAAGGTTCAGTATTCTCCTGAGCAATTCCGCAAGCTGGAATCAGATGGCAAGCTGAGTGATCCTTTTACTCGTCATCTTGCTATGTCAGGAATGAGGATGAAAGACCGCTATGAGATTCTCTCTGATGATGAGCGCACAGCTTTGGAGAATGAGTGGCGCATGGATATGGAGTGGTTTGAAGGGCTTTCCTTTAAGTCACTAGCTGACCGTGGCATACATGGGCTAATCGCCAAGCTATATAATGTGCGAGTAGGTCATGATGAATCTGGTAAAGTTGTCCGTCACTACTACCCAACTTATGATAGCCAGCTAAACCTGATTGGTGCTAAGTGCCGCACACTGCCTAAAGAATTTATGTTCGGGCATCTTGGTTGCCGCTTTGGTGATACTGCACTGTTTGGTATCCACACCCAGCAAGCTGTACTTGATAGCGGTACTTTCAAGAAAGGTAAGATGGGTAAGCTGCTGGTAGTTGGCGGTGAGTGTGATGCTATGGCAGCTCAGCAGATGCTGGTCAAGAGTCTAAATAAGCTTGAGCAGTTCAATGGGCTGAAGTCACTTGATGGCCTGCGCCTAGCTCATGTGTGGTCGCCAACTAAAGGGGAGACAGCACTAGAGGAGATTGTAGCTAACCGTGAATACCTAAATCAGTTTGAGGAGATTGTATGGGGCTTTGATAACGACGATGTAGGCAACAAGCTTAACCTAGATTGCTCCCGCTTGTTCAGGCAGAAGTCTAAGTTCTTTAACTACCCAGCTGGGTGCAAGGACGCTAATGACTGCTTGCTCAAAGGTAGAGAGAAAGAGTTTGTAGATGCATGGTGGCAGCCAGCAGAGGCTAGGGTTAAGGGTAAGCTGCGAGAAGCTGGTCACTACGCTAAGCGAGCTAAGCAAGCTGTAGAGATGGGCTTGTCATACTTCTGTGAAGCCCTCAACATGATTACCTTTGGTATCCGACTGCGCTACTTGTCTGTGTGGGGTGCTGGTACTGGTGTGGGTAAGACTGAGATTACTACTCAGCATATTACTAGCCTCATCAAGCAAGGTAAGCCAGTGGTAGCTATATACCTTGAGAACAGTCCAGAAGAAGTCCTCAAGATGGTGGCAAGCCAGATGGCTAACAAGGACTTTATGAGTCCACCACTAGGTGATGGTGATGAGTACGATGCATCTAGGGATTACACTCAAGAGGAATTAGACGCTACAATAGATGACTTAGTAGCAACTGGCTTGCTTATCATACCTGACCTTGAAGGCAGTAAGGATGTAAACGTAATAATGGAAGTCCTTGAAGATGCATTAGCACTTGGCTACCAGTATTATGTTATTGATAACCTGACAGCCTTTGAGCACTACGTAGATGGTAAGGTTCAAGTTGGTGTAGCTGCTATCGATGAGACAATGAAGCGCATTGGTACATTTAAGGATGAGCATGACGTAAACATTATGCTGCTCACTCACTTAAGCAGACCAGAGAAAGGCCGCGACCCGCATGAGCTTGGTGGTGAAGTTTATATCACTGACTTACGTGGTGCAGGCTCTATCAGCTTTTGGGCTAATGGTGTATGGGGCATCGAGCGCAACACTCAGGCTGAAGCTATCAGCGACAAGTGTACTACGCTGCTGCGTAACCTCAAGTCTCGTGGCGTGGGTCATAAGGTAGGTTCAACAGTCGTGCTCCGCAAGGACATTACTACTGGCGAGTTTGAGTACCTTGAAGGTGTTCATGAGCTGCCGCAAGTTGGAAGGGAGAAGAAGGGGAGTAAGCGCGATGCGCAAGCTCAACGGTTTATTGATGATGCAGATACTGACGGAGAGTTCTAATGATACTTTCAGTAACAGGTCACAGGCCAAATAAGCTTGGTGGTTATTCAATAGAAGCTTACAGTAAGCTGCTTGTATTGGCTACAGACCAGCTATCTCAACTAATGCCTGAAAAGGTATTAACAGGTATGGCACTTGGATGGGATACTGCAATAGCTGAAGCTTGCTTTAACCTTGGAATCCCATTCATAGCTTGCATACCATTTAGAGGACAAGAGAAACTCTGGCCTCAGCAGTCTCAAGATAAGTATGACAATCTTGTTTCTAATGCTGCTGAGGTAGTTATAGTTTCAAGTGGTGGTTATTCTGCAAGCAAAATGAATAAGAGAAATCGCTACATGGTGGATAACTCAGACAAGGTTCTAGCTTTGTGGGATGGCACACAAGGTGGTACAGGCAACTGTGTTGCTTATGCAACAATAAAGAATAAAACAAGCATCAACTGCTACGGAGATTTTAAGAATGTCTGAAGTTATTATTAAGGTTCAAGTGTTCCCACACGTCCCAGCCAAACAAGTAAGTAATTTTGCTGGTTATAATGAAACCGTTACCCGCGTAGTTGCAACAGCTGACTGTGGTGAAGTAGTTTACTCAAGTGGGGAGTACATTGTAGACCAAGCAGTAGAGAAGCTGGAAGGGTTTACCCGCGAGCAGGTCATTGCAGCAACTAAGCGTGAAGTGCTGCGTGAGCTGACTGTGAACCTAGTAGCTAACGGGGTGCTGTAATGAAACCAGCAATTCTTACTAATGCTAACGTTGGCCTCAAGATGTCTGACCTTGAGGCTCGTGCTCGCGCTGGCGACCCTTGGGCGCAGGCTCAGCTGACTAAGCAAGCTATGGGCTTTGCTAATGCCATGCAAGCTGATGTCCGTGAAGGAGCAGACATGCAAGATCGCAAGGACTTGCTACTTATCAATCACTAAGCCACTTCGGTGGCTTTAGTATAGTGTACTAGACTGGAGTCTATCATGGTTAAAGATACTAGCTGGCAGGCTTACCAAGAAATCCTGCGTGGTGGTGTAGCTGTTAAGCAAGCTGAGAAGGTCTTGCAAACTATCAACTACTATCCATCTGGTGTAAGTAGGGCAACTATTGCTCGTGCTATGGGTATGCCTATTAATGCTGTCTGTGGCCGTGTAAACGAGCTGCTGAAAGCTGAGGTAATCTACGTGTCAGGTACTGGTAAGTGTCCAGTAACTGGTAGGACTGTTGAGATGCTGAAGGTGGTTGAGTATGAGTAATATTATCACAGGCGCTATTGAGCTTGAAGAAGCAAAAGAAGCCAAGGCCAAAAGCTTTAGTGTAGAAGACATCCTTAAGAAAATTAAGGAGCATACGTTTGGTTGTGTAGTAGCTGGTGGTTATTGTCGTGACGTGTTTCACGGGGTGGCACATAAGGACATTGACATCTGCATGTATAACTTCCATGCAAATGACCGCGCTGAGCAAGTGCTCATGAATATGCTGTGGACATGGTTGCGTGATAATGTAACTGTTGAGAACATCAGCCAGCATGATAATCCGTATGATGGAGAGGGGCGTATTGAGTTTGTATGGCACTTGCCTTATCACAATGTAGACATCATCTGCTACAACGCTCGTACACATCGTGAGGTGTTGAGTAAGTTTGACTGTAACCTTAATCAGTTTTACCTGCCGTCAACTGTCCCTGACTTTGACAATGAAGTTGAGTACAAGCCTGACTTGAAAGAATCACCAGTGTATGTTGGTGATGACTGCCCTGACTTCTTAGTATTACGTAGGGACTTATCTGAATACCGTATTGAGAAGATGATGGCTAAGCATAAAGCTTTCTATCCAGATTCTTGGACAGGTTTGCAGGAGCCAGTGTCGTACTACTATTTGGAGGAAAACTTATCAGCATAAAGAGGTAACATGAATAACTTCCCTTCAATGTTTGCCGATAAGAAAGAGCGACCTAGTGGTAAAGGTCGCTTCCTTGTTGGTGACTTAGAGAGTGTGGGGCTTATCAGAGCTACTCGTAAGGCTTCTGATATTCACATCCTCACACTGCAAGATTATTTCAGTGGTGAGTACTGGATATTCTTTGACCCTTACGAGAAGCGCATTAACCCTAGTAAGCTAGAGATGGAAGGTGATCAAGATGGGTACATTGAAGATGGTGTACGTATGCTCATGGAATCTGAGGCATTCAGCTTCCAGAACGGTGTAGGCTTTGACTTGCATGTGTTTGAGCGATGCTTCCCTTGGTTCAAGTATAACTACTTAGAGTCTCGTGCAAGTCGTCCTCATGCTGACATCTTCCCATTCAAGTACATGGATACAATGCTGGTTAGCCAGCTGACCTATCCAGACCGTCCGTTGCCACCACAAGCTTATGCTATCGGCGCAGGTAATACGGGGCCACATAGTATTGCAGCTCATGGTATCCGCATGGGTCGCTATAAGCCTGACCATGAAGACTGGTCTACCCTTACTGATGCAATGATTCATCGTAACGTGGAAGACGTTGCTATTGGTACAGACATGCTTAAGTGGCTCATGGAGGGTGATTGGGCTGAGCAGAAAGCTCGTGGTCTTAACAAGACCACTGGCTGTGGTATTGAGACAGCTTATCAGATGGAGCAGCAAGTAGCGCTCATGATTAGCCGTCAGGAGCAGCGTGGGTTCCGCTTCGATATGGCACAGGCCTACAAAGACTTCTGTACCATTGACAAGGAGATGGAAGACACAGCAGCTGCTGTTGACCCACTCATACCGCTCAGGCTGGTCACTAAGCCTTACAAGTTTGCTGACCTTAAGTCAAGGTATGATGCAGCTGTTAAAGCTGGGTTCGCTGAGGCAGAGCTTAAGCCAATCTTTAATTGTATCAATCAGACCATGAAAGCTATGGGCGATGAAGGCCGTATGGGTGATAAGGCTACTATGTGGTCTTTGACAACCAAGAACGGTGACTACAGCAAGCGCCTGCAAGGTTACTTCCCTGAGATGCGAGGAAACATCAATGATACTCATGACCCTCTCGTAGCTGGTGCATTCACTCCGATTAGCTTTGAGCATATTGGCTTGGGTAATCTTGACTACATCAAAGAGAAGGTGCTGTACCCGCTTGGCTGGAGTGGTGTTAACTTGTCTGACTCTGAGCAAGAGTGGTATGACGAGCATGGCACAACACGCTATCCGTGGGCTGGTAAGATTGACGATGACTCGCTTGAGCTGTGGAAGAAGAAGCAGGAAGTACCAGAGTGGGCGCAGCAGGTTGTTAACTACTACATCCTACGCTCACGTCGCTCAGTCATCCTGAACCGTGGCGACCTTGACCACTTCCTTGAGAAAGGTCAGTGGCCTAAGCAGAAGAATGGTCGTCATGAATGTCGTGGCTTGCTGGCAGTAGCTTACAGCAAAGAGTATGACATTATGGCTATGGAATACTTTGCTAAGTTCCGTGAGTGGCCTACAGACCCTGATGAAGATTGGCGAGTACCAGCAGCAGCTTTCAGCATAGGTACTAACACCTTCCGTATGCGACACCGCTTTGTGGTTAACATCCCTGCTCGTGGGCTGTGGCCTCTGCGTAATTTGTTCATTGCATCTAAAGGCAAGATGATACTTGGCTGTGATGGAGCAGGTCTTGAGCTACGTATGCTTAGTCACTTTATGAATGACCCTGAGTATCAGGACATTATTCTTACAGGTGACATTCATACACATAACCAGCTTAAAGCAGGCTTGCCTACAAGGGACATGGCTAAGACGTTTATATACGCCTTCTTGTATGGGTCAGGTATTGATGGCCTTGCCCGTCTTGCTGGCATTAGCTTTAGTGAGATGGAGCAGTGTATTGCTCGCTTCAAAGCAGAGCTGCCTGCACTTGCTAAGCTCATTGAGCGTGTGGAAACTGCTGGTCGTAAGTTCGGCTACCTGCAAGCTATTGATGGTCGCTGGGGTCGTATCCGCCGTAAGAATGGTAAGCCTCTGCTGCACACTGCACTTAACGTACTGCTTCAGATGACTGGCTCACTGGTCATGAAGTATGGGGAATGTATCGCAGAGTCACAAATGATTGAAGAAGGAGTAGCATTAGATGACCTTGGCTTCCCAGCTTTCGTTGCTAATGTCCACGATGAAGTTCAGATGGAAGTGCCTGAAGATGAGGTACTTACTATGGAATACTCGTTACCATATACACTGGACGGATTTGAGAATGAGAAGAAAGCTATCAAAGCAGTCTTCGACGTGGAGGAGAAGCGTTCTCACACCGATGAACAAGGACGTAAGTGGTCAGCAGCTGCAAAAGTTTCTGCTGCTGATGGTGTCATTGTATGCCGCCGTATGTACCATAGGGCTGGTCATATACTCATGGATGCTTTCGAAGCTTCTGGTGTTAAGTTCAATATGAGATGCCCTCTGGCTGGTGAGTACAAGATAGGCTATAGCTGGCATGATACTCACTAATTAGGAACTACAATAGGTATAACCAACTTTAACTAACTAGGAGTTTGTATGTGGAATTTAATCTTTGAACTTATTGCCTACTTCCTTATTGCTGTATGCTGCTACCGTGTGGCTAAGCTGTATGGCAGTAAGTTCAAGACAGCTCTCAAAGATATGCGTTACTTTGAAATTAAATCTGATAGGTTGCTGTATAGCTATAAGCTGGACTACTGGCGTTACTTATCAGCTAGCATCCTTTGGGAAGTTGGTACAGTATTTATTCTGTACCGATTTGTTACTAAAGCTGTAGCCTTATTTAGCTAGTCGTTAGCTCCCTCTACGGAGGGAGTTTGCTAGAGAGCCTCTTGTGGTTCTCTATCAAGCTATCAACTAACGTTAGGAGAATCACAAATGGCTTTAGAAGAATTTGACTATGGTGCTGACATTGCTGAAGCAACTGGCGTCAAACGAGTTAACCCAGAAGTAGGCTTACACTTTGCCCGTCTGCGTAGCATCATCCACTTAGGCTCTATTGCTGCCATGTACAAGGGTAAGCCTAAGCCACCTGTCAATAAGGTAGCATTCATCTTTGAACTTAAGGGCGACCTTGATGAGATTGATGACCTGCACCCTGATAATGGTGAACCCTTGAGCATCGGCATTGGTGTCAACCTTACCAAAGGTGATAATGCCAAGCTGACAGAAGTCATGGCAGCACTCATCACCAAGAAGGAGATGGAGGAAGGTACTGTCAAAGGTCTTGATGACCTGATTGGTCGCTGCACACAGCTGAACCTGAAAGGTAGTAAGGTTACTGATGATGATGGCAAGCCTAAGTACGTTGACATTGACGCACTCAGCCCTGTGGCTAAGGCATTCGCCGCTCAAATCCCTGAGCTGTCAGTATCTGGCGTAGGACACTGCCGTCTGAGCCAGTTGACTATCGCTGCTATGGACGAGCTGAACGTGTTCATTGATGTCCAAGAGGGCATGATGAAATCCGAGCAGTGGAAGGACGGTACGCACCCAGCAATCGCTCTGGTTGAAGAAATCCGCAAGGAGCGCCCAAACTATGCCAAGGCTGAGAAGAAGTCTGAGGATGCTGCTGGCGGCGCGCAGCAGAGCAATGAGCCGCAGAAGCCTGCTGAAACTATGGATGACGCAGAGGAATTTTGAGTCTAGTCTAGTACACTAGACTGAAGCCGTACTAGTCAGCTAGTACGGTATTAGGCACTACAATAGATATAGCAATAGAATGGCCTGAGCAGCTCGCTAAGACGGCTGGCACATTGGATGTGACTATTGCTACCTATTAGACACTACAATAGATATAGTGAAACTTATCTCAGCCACTATCGGCTAATAAACTTTATGAGGAATTAATATTATGGCATTTGTAATCAAATCTGATGTATCTCGTCGTATCGTAGCTGGCGCTTTCAAAGAGTCTGAGTTCTTCTATGTAGCTGATGAAGCTACTGGTGAGCTGATTGGTAAGAAGCCTCACGACACTCGTGAAGATGCAGAGCTGGAGCTGGCTGGTCTGGCTGGTCTGGAAACTGGTCTGGAGTTCGCTAAGGCTCAGTTCCCTAAACTGTCTACTAAAGCTCAGGTTGGTAAAGCCAACGTAATCTCCGAGTATCTGGCTTGGGAAGCAGCTGGTAAGCCAGTTAAGTCTGTTGAAGAAGCAGACGCTGAAGAAGCACCTGAAGCTGCCGCAGAAGACGAAACCTTCTAATAAACTGCCCCATTGGTCAATTGACCTTTGGGGCTTATTTTTGTTGGAGGATTTATGTTTGATAACTTCGACTTTGGGGCTGAGGTAACTGAGCGAGTAAGCCCTGTCAAGCTGTGGCCTACTGAGGGTAGCGTGGTTGGACTAGTAGATGCTGACTTGCTGCCCTACAACATTGCTTATGGCCTTGACCCGCTGAAGGTACTACGAGCACAGCGACGGGTGGATACTGGTGACTGTGCCAGCTTGATTGAAACTCCAGAGTTCTTGGATGCTGCTGAGTCACTAGCCGTTCGTATGAACAACTGGCTTGAGGAAGCTGGCTGTGATGCCGCTATACCTTACATGACTAAATCAGATACTAACTTCCGTCTTGATGTAGCATTCTCCCGCCCTTATAAGGGGCAGCGTAAGAAAGAGAAGCCGCCATTCTTCTATGAGCTGCGTGACTTTCTTATCAACCGCATGGGTGCTGTAATGTCAGATGGTGAGGAAGCTGATGACCTTATCTCTATGGAAGCTGAGCGCCGCAACAAGCTGTTAGCTGACCAAGGGATTGAGCTAGGCTCACATACTCACAAAGAGTTCTGTGACTTCTGCATCATCTCATCTGATAAGGATAGCCGTATCACAGCTGGTCGCCATTATGACCCTTATCATATGAAGCTTACCTTTGGTACACCTATTGGTGAGCTTGAGCCAGTCTATAAAGAAGACGGTAAGATTAAAGCAATCAAAGGTAGTGGCTTGCGCTTCTTCTATGCTCAGCTGCTAACAGGCGACTCCATTGATAACTACACAGGTATACCACGCTTTAAGTTGCAGAAGGTATACGACCTGCTTGGTCAACTTAAGACAGAGCAAGAGCTGTACTATGCTGTGCTCAATGAGTACAAGCTTAAGTATGGCAAAGGTATAGTGGTTGAGAACTACCGTGGGACTCAGAAGTATTATGATGACTACATGAAAGATTTCGGTGTACCGCCACCTGACTATGAACTATGGAAGGGTAAGAAAGCTTTCCTCACACCTTACCAGCTGATGGTAGAGCAAGGACGACTTGCACATATGCAGAAGTTTAAGGGTGACATCTGGAGAGCCAACTGTAAGCTTCCAGCTGGAGGGGAATTGGACGCATGGAGTTAAAGAAGATTAACAAAGCTGACTTAGCTTGGATTAAGAAAGAGCTGCTTGAGAAGCAGCATTACCGTTGTCCTATCACTGGCAGAGACTTACGTAGTATGAAGCCCCTTAACTTGGTGGTAGACCATTGCCACCATGCTGGTTTCATTCGCGCTGTCTTGCCACGAGGTATCAACGGATTAGAAGGGAAGATTAAAACAGTGATGCAACGGTTCGGTGGCTTTGAGGCCACTGATGTAGTAGGACAAGCCAAAGCATTACATGCTCTAGCAGACTATATCCTCTTACACAGAGTGCCACAGACACCTTATCTGCATTACACCTACCTATCACCAGCAGAGCAGAGAGCTAAGCGTAACTTGCAGGCTCGTAAGCGGTATGCTTTGAAGAAGAAGGAGTAACGATGACTAAGATGACTGATGAGCAGCTCAAGGAAAGTCTTGTAGCTAAGTTAACTGTTCGTGAGATTGCCAGTAAGTTTGGTATGTCAGAGCGAGCTGTACAGGTGCGCAAGGCTAAGCTAGCTAAAGCTGGTTATAGTCCAGAGCATGACATGCTGCATCAGGTTCCTGAAGGGTTCTTGCTTAAGGGTCAGTCAACCTTATATGGGAAGGATGGGGATGTTAAGCTGACTTGGGTTAAGTCAGCTATTGACCGTGACAAGCAGCTTGAGCTACTACGTGAGTTCATTGCTGGCATGGGTGATGACCTTCCTCGTGAGCTTCCAGTTACCTGCAAGGGTGTAGGTAGTGATGAACTGTTAAATCAGTTCACTATCACTGACTATCACTTAGGTATGCTGGCATGGGATGAGGAGACTGGTGACAATTGGGATATGAAGATTGCAACTGACCTTATCCTCAAGTGGTTCCAAGAAGCTATCCGCTGTAGTCCTATGGCTAAGACAGCTGTGCTGGCTCAGCTTGGTGACTTCTTGCATTGGGATGGGCTGGATGCAGTTACCCCAAGTAGCGGTCATGTACTTGATGCTGACACACGCTTCCAGAAGCTGGCTCGTGCTGCTATCTACATCACGCGAGCTGTGATTAAGATGCTGCTTGAGAGGCATGAGAGAGTTCATGTTGTCTTTGCAGAAGGTAATCATGATATGGCTAGCTCAATCTGGATGCGTGAGTTCCTTACAGTGATGTATGAGAATGAACCTCGTATTACTATTGACCAGAGCCCAGACCCTTATTATTGCTATGTGCATGGTGACACTACATTGTTCTACCATCACGGCCATAAGAAGAGGATGGAGCAGTTGTCTGATGTGTTCGCTGCCAAGTTCCGTAGTGAGTGGGGTTCTAGTAAATACTCCTATGCTCACGTAGGCCACTTGCATCATCATAAGGTTATTGAAAGCCCGCTGATGAAGGTAGAGCAACATCAGACTCTGGCAGCTAAGGATGCCTATGCAAGCCGTGGTGGTTGGCTTAGCAAGCGAGCCGCTACTGTCATCACTTACCATAAGAAGTTTGGGGAAGTGTGTAGGGCTACCATCACACCTGAGATGGTAAGTTAGAAACTACAATAGGACTAACAACTTAGGAAACTTACTGTAATGAAAGACACTTATATCTTTGACTTGGATGGCACATTATCTTGTGGTAAGCACCGCTTGCATCTTCTGCCAACTAAGGATACTGCACACCGTACAGAATCTTGGGATAGTTTCAATCTAGCTGCTGGTGGCGATGCTCCAATTCTTGACAACATCCGATTGATGAATGAATTGTTCCAGTTTGGTAAACGTATTATCATCCTGTCTGGTCGTTGTGATGTGGCTAAGGGCATTACGGAGAAGTGGCTATGGGAACATGGCTGTAACTTCAATCAACTTATTATGCGCCCAGCAGCTGACCATCGTCGCGATATTGAGTTCAAGGAAGAAAAGCTGCGTGAGATTGGCCTTGATCGAATTGTAGCTTGCTTTGATGACCTTGAGCATGTGGCTAAGCATATTCGTAGCTTAGGTGTTACTTGTCACCTTGTAACTCACTATGACACTAATTGTGTCTCTGTGAGCCAGCATGTTCGCTATCCTGAACCTAAGAAGTATGGGTATTTAGGTTATGATAATGATGAGTATGTTGATGGATACAACAAGGCTATTTCTGACACCAAGGAGCTTAACAAATGATTGTAATCCTTAATGCACCACCAGCATCTGGTAAAGATACCATTGGTGGCATCTTAGCTGACTGGCATGGCTGGAGAGCACTTAGCTTCAAGAAGCCTATGTTTGATTTAGCTAAGTCACTGTTAGGTGAAGATAAGTATGCACAGTTCCTTGAGCTGTACAATGACCGCAGCACCAAGGATAAGCCTAATGGTATTTGTGGTGGACTGTCACCTCGTGACTTCTTCATCTATATCTCTGAGAAGATGTGCAAGCCGCTGTTTGGTGAACAATACTTTGGTGAGCGCTTCCTTGAGCTGGTAAGCAATGAGGTAACTACTGTAGTTACTGATGGCGGCTTCCCTCAAGAGGTTCGCCCTATGCTTGATGCTGGTCATAAGGTTGTCATTGTACGCTTGTTCCGCAAGGGCTATGACTTCTCTAATGACTCACGCCGATACTTAACTGAGCAAGACTTCTCAGACCTGCCAACTTTCCGTAGCCCTTCATTCCTTGATGTGGAGCTTATAGGAGGTCATCCATATCGTGCAGCTGATTATATCTTCAATAAGCTAGAGGGCTCATATGAACGTATTTGAGTTCCTTGGATACCCCGCTGACCATCGACCTAAGAACAAGGTTGTACAGCTGGTTAAGCATTGGGATGAAGTACCTGAAAGCCGTAAGCAGTACCCTTACTATGCACAGGTCAAGAAAGACGGTGTGTTTGGTATAGTTGTGGTAACTAGAGATGATGACGGTAATATTGCTGTTGCTGTCTTTGGTCGCACAGGTGAGCAGCTCAGTAACACTGAGGCAATCTGCTCACGTTTCCTTGAGTGCTACATTGCTGAGGGCATCTACATTGGCGAGGTGCTCACTCAATCCCCATGCAGCCTTGAGGGGTTGTCAGGTATCCTCAACCCTAATCGTGTCAATAAGCTGGACATCAATCAGGAAGTTATCAAGTGGAACTTGTACATTGCTCTGCATGATTGCTTAACTGAGAAGATGTTTATTGCTGGTACATCAGCTGGAATTAGCTATCACACACGCCACGCCAGCTTGATGAAGCGTATTGCAGGTACTGACCTAGAGGAAAGCGCACTATCTTACACAGTCATTCATGATGACAATCAGAAGGGGCAGTTCACTAAAGCTTGTATCTCTGCTGGTGAGGAGGGCGCTGTCTACAAGAGTCTTGGATGTGAATGGGAAGCAGGTCATAAAGGTTGGCATCAAATGAAGGAAGTACGTGAGGTAACGTATGACCTAAAGTGTGTAGGCTACGAGGAAGGGTCAGGCAAGTACAAAGGAAAGGTCGCTAATCTAATCCTCCAATGGAAAGATGGTGAGACTATTAAGGCTATGCTTGGCAAGGGCTATACCCACAAGGATGCAGAAGATATGTTCAATAACCATAGCTTGTTCATGCATAAAATCTTCCGCATTCGTGGCCTGCAAGACAGTAGCAGAGGCAAAATCAGATTACCCAAAGTTCAAGAGGAACGTTATGACAAAGTTACCGGAGACTATTAGTAAGTTCTTTGTAGTGTTTAGTGGAGAAGAGGTTAGTGATAACACTATGAAGACTGCTAGGTATATCATGGCTGGTCGTAGGTCTGGTCGTACCACTGCCTCTATTATACGTGGTATAGGGTTTGCAACTGAGTCAAGTGATGGTGCCCTAATAATTGACCATCATACATCTACACTTCATCAGGCAGAGCACAATGCAGATATAGCCCGTAAGCTTATTAGTGCCATGAACCTGTCTGGTTATGAGGTGGCTGTAAAAAGCTTGTATAATTTGCAGGGATTACATCCGTATATTGTAGGTGAGCGTAGTGGATATAACCAATTCTGTGTTCATATCACCTTCAATCCCATTGTGGAAGTCAACTATGACCTTCGCAAATAAACAGCAAGCTATGGAGTTTGCCATCAACACTTTTGTAGATGGCAACCAACTCACATCAGCTGAGCAGGAAGCTGTTCAAGCTGCTGGTGTTAACATCAAACAGGTAGAGGACTATGTCAGACAAGCACTCGGTTCCAATGGGCATGAAGGAGAGGATTAGTGACGATGAGTACCCAAATCCTAAAAACCCTACTGCTCTTGATTTACCTACATATTCCTTCTTGGATGACGTACTACGTACCCCGACAACTAACTACCGTTCGGAGATGCATGAGTTCATCCGTAAGGAAGTCATACAAGAACTACGAGGGATTATCTTCTCATGCCTCAAACTCCGCAAGTAAGAGATGCAGGCCACCTAGACCTGCTTATACTAGCAAGCCTTGCTAATGAATACTCGCAAGAAGTTACTGAGATGAAACAGCATCCGGTGGACGCGAATGTACTCATGCATGGACTGGCAGCTACTATAGGTAATCCAACTGGATACCTGAAGGTCTTAACTGTTGATGGTAAAGTGGTAGGTGGCTTTTGGGGCTGCTTAACTCATATGCCTTGGTCAGCTACATTAGTTGCACAGGACATTATTATCTTTGTTAATAAGGACTTCAGGGGCTATGGTAGGCTGCTGATAGATGACTGGCTAAAGTGGGCTAAGTCAGTGGGCGCAAAGGAAGTGTGCCTTAGCACAGCCTCGGGTATTGCAACAGAAACTACCTGCAAGCTGTTTGAAAGATTAGGATTCCGCAAAGTAGGCTATATGTATTCTAAGGAGGTTACATGAGCATGAGTAAACCTAAGGTTCCAGCATACAACCCGCCAGCTGCTAAGCCTGAGCGTCAGGTTGATGTTGAGCCTGAGGATGTACAGTTGGGTGATGCAGCAAGTCAAGACCCAACAAAGAAAGGCAAGCGCTCCCTTATGCGCCCTAGTGGTGCTATGAGTGGTGCAAACGCTGGTGGAAGTGGTGCAGGCTTAGCAGTCTAAGGAGGGCTTATGAGAGGGTATAGCCCTATCATCACTAAGGGTGGTGATGTTCCTTATATGAACAATCGCATGAAGGTTAAGGAAGAATCTGGCAAGCCAAAGTCAACCCTAGCTGAGCGATACAAAACCCTCTCAGCTAAGAGGGAGACACAGCTTTCACGAGCTAAGATGTATGCAAAGATTACCTTGCCAGCTCTGTTCACTGAAGACCAGAGTACTGACCAAGGTGATGCATACACTCAGAATAGCTGGCAGAGCTTAGGTGCGCAGGGTGTTAACCATCTGGCTAACAAGCTGGTTATGACTTGGTTCCCGCCACAGCGTTCCTTCTTTAAGCTAGAGTTTACAGATGAAGCTAAGCAGGATCTATATAATGCTGGTACAAGTGATGTTGACTTGCTCAGTATTATGGCTAGGGCTGAGAACAAAGCTAGACTTCTGCATGAACAAATCCAAGGACGCATTGCATGGACACAAGCTGCTAAGCATTTAATTGTAGCTGGCAACGCTATGCTCTATGCACCAGTTAATGACAGCCTTGTATGCTATCCGATGGATAAGTATGTAATTAAGCGTTCAAAGACTGGACGTGTAACTCAAATGATTCTGGAAGAAGTAAAGTGCTTGAGTGAGTTCCCTCCAGCTGTTCAGGCTATCATCAGGGCTAAGAGGTTCAACATCAAGCAAGATGATACTGTTGAGTTGTACACACAGGCTAAGTGGGATGGCAGTATGTATGTCATTACTCAGGAAGCTGTGGATACTACAATAGGTAAAGAGTACCGAGTCAAGCCTGAGGAATCTCCCTTCATTGTCCTAACTTGGGAGCGACTGTATGGGGAGGATTATGGCAGAGGACTTGTAGAGTCTTGCTATGGTGATTTGTTCACTTACGCCTTCCTGTCTAAAGCTGTTGCTAAGGGCTGTGCGCTAATGTCAGAGGTTAAGTTCCTCGTCAAGCGCGGCTCTGCTACTTCACCAACTGCACATGCTAAAGCTGAAACAGGTGATTATGTATGGGGAGAGCAGGGTGATGTTAGCGTAGTTCAGCTTGAGAAGTATGGTGACTATCAGACAGTCTTATCCGTACTAGAGACATACTCTAAGCGTTTAGGTCAGGCATTCCTTCTTGCATCTGCTAATCGCAGGGATGCAGAGCGAGTGACAACCTATGAGCTGCGTATGGATGCAATGGAGCTGGAGACATCACTAGGTGGAACCTACTCTCAGATTGCTGTATCTGGTCAGCTGCCATATGCTAACCTCCTACTCAAGCGCTCTGGCTTTAAGCTCCCTGCTACTGATGCTGTACCAATTATCATCACAGGCATTGAGGCACTAGGTAAAGCTGGTGAGCTTGATAAGCTTATGCAGCTGTCAGAGATGATGGCAATCCCTAATAGCTGGTCGCCAGCTGCACAGGAACGCATTAAGTGGTCTGACTATATAGCATTCATCGCAGCTAACCTTAATATGGAGACTAGCTGGCTGATGACTGAGGATGAGTACAACAAGATGAAGCAGGCGCAAGCCCAACAGATGCAGCAGCAGCAACTAATGGAAGCTGCTGGTAAAGCTGCTCCACAAATGATGAAACAATAAGAGGTGTTAAATGAGCTACGAAATCCTTTCAGTTGGCGACAAGCCTGATAATAACAATGGTACTAATGGCAACCTGTCAACTGCACCAGAAGATACTCCAGCCCCTCCTGTAGAGGACAGCAACGGTAAGCCTGTAGAGACTACCCAAGCAACCACTGAGACTCAGACAACTGAACAGCCAACTGAACAGAATACTGAGGAACCTCAGGAGAGTGTGCCTGAATACTTCTTTGGTGAAGACCAAGTTGAGATTGAAGTACCTGAAGATATTGCAGCTGCTTTTGCTGAGAAAGGTATTGATAGCAATCAGGTGCTGTCAGAGCTGTTTGCCAAGGGTGGTAAGTTTGAGCTGACGCCAGAGACTAAAGCTAAGCTAGATGAAGCTTTTGGCAAGCCTCTTGTAGATGGCTACCTGAACCTCTACCGCCAGCAGAATAAGCTGGCTGTTGACCAGTTTAAGTCTGATGCAGCAGCTCAGGAGAGGTTGCACACTGAGATTACTGGTGACTTTAACACACTGGTTGGTGGCGATGAAGGCTGGTCTGAGCTTGACAAGTGGGCTGCTGAGAACATGAGTGAAGCTGAGCTGGCATCCTTCAATGCTGTAATGCAGCTGCCGCCAGAAAACTGGAAAGCTCAACGGGCTGTCATTGAAGCTATGCAAATCAAGCGTGGTGCGGTTGTTGAGAAAACTGAGGGCACTGGCATGGGTGATTTGATTGGAGATGACGGAGAAGCTGGCAAGCGCAATTCTGAGGGATTGCCGCAAACCCTTACCATGTCTGAGTTCCAAAGCATGATGGGTACGGAGAAGTACCGGAAAGACCCAGCCTACGCTGCCCGTGTTGACGCTATCCGTCGAGCCTCTAAGCAAGCTGGTATTGCTTAAATTTCAACCACTTAATAATTAGGCACTACAATAGGAGAAGCTGAAAGTAGCTCTGTGGGCTAGTGCCTACCTAATAAATTTATAAGGAGACAACTAACATATGTCTAGCGTTAACAATCTGGTAAACCCTGCTGTCTCAGTCTCTGGTGAGGTAGACACACTACTCATTGAGAAGTTTGATGGTCAGGTTAAGTTGGCCTATAAAGAGATGGTCAATATGATGCGCTACTTCGACCTGAAGGAAGTGGTAGGCACTAACTCCGTTTCTAACAAGTACATGGGTACTACACAAGTTCAGGGCTTAGCTCCTGGTGCTGATGTAAAAGGTACACAAGTTGAGTTCGATAAAAACCAGCTGGTAATCGACACTGTTGTTATTGCACGTAACAACGTAGGTATTCTGGCTGACGTTCAGGATGACATTAATACCAAAGGTAAGCTGGCAGTAGACCAAGTAGAACAGCTTGGTATGATGGAAGACCGTATGCTCATCCAGCAGATTGCTTATGGTGCCATCAAGAACACCAAGACCAAGCGCACTAAACCTCGTGTACGTGGTCACGGCTTCTCTGTGGATGTCAAGGTTAAAGCTGAGACTATGGAGTACCCAAACGCTGTTCAGGCATCTCTGGAAGCTGTTCTGGAAGCTATGGTTAAGCAGAACGTACCTATCCAGAAGATTGCTGCAATCATGGACTGGACGTACTTCAACACCCTGCGTGATGCAGAGCGTATTGTTAATGCCACCTATACCACTGCTTCTGGTACTACCATTAACGGCTTTGTACTGAAGTCTTACAACCTGCCAATCATTCCTACTAACCAGATGCCAAACAAAGACCGTGACCAGCAGGACTTGGATGGCAACACTTCAGCACATCACCTGCTGTCTAATGCCAATAATGGCTATCGTTATGACGTACTGGACTCTGGTGATGACCGCATGGATAACGTAGTAGCTGTCCTGTTCGGTTCTGAAGGCCTGATGGTTGGTCGTTCAATCTCACTGCAAGGTAAGATTTGGATGAATGACAACAACAAGACTTGGTACATCGACTCTTGGATGTCTGAGGGTGCTATCCCTGACCGCTGGGAGCATCTTGGTGTCGTCCGTGTAGTTCCAGATGCATCTGCTTCTGAAGACGTGGCTGTTCGTAAGCGCGCTAACCGTAAGGTTGTTCCTGTCACTACGACTCCACTGGCTATTTCTTAATTATAAGTGCCACTTTGCCCCGTCCTCTTGGATGGGGCTTATTTTTGTTAGGAGGCTGAATGCAGCTCTATGTCAATACAAGACTAGATGCTATCAACTATGTCCTCAGCTGTATTGGGCTTGCACCAGTTGATTCAGAAGATGATTACAACTTGGATGTTGCTCAAGCTGGTGGGATGGTTGATAAGGTTTCTAGGACTATTCAAAACAATAAGGGTAGAGGTTATTGGTTTAATCGAGAGGCTAACCACAAGCTTGCTCCAGACCCTGTTACTGGCAATGTGCTAATACCAAACAACACGTTAGCTGTCTATCGTTTTGATAACTTCAACAGACCAGCAAAGATTGCTACAAGGGGTCGTGCCCTTTATGACACGGTTACCCACGGATTTGATATGCGTGGATTGGTTAACAATGATGGCTTTATGCACTTAATGCTAGTTACCCAAATAGATTATGGTGACTTGCCACAAACCGCTAAGGATGCCATAGCATCTCAGGCTGGTATGATGTTTGCTCGTAGTAACGAGATGGATGTTAACCGCATTAAGGTACTGGCTGGTGAAGCTGAGGAAGCTATGTGGGGTCTTGAATGTGAGGAAACAACACAGTCTCAGGCTAACGCATTCAAAGACAGCAGGAGCATGGCACAGTTTAACTTTGTTGTTGGTGGGTATAACGATATTTAGGAGGATTGATGGCCTATGTAACTACCAGCTATGGCAGGCCTATTCAAGGTGTGTCACAGCAACCTGACAGGATTAGGCTAGAGGGTCAATGCACCCTACAAGAGAACTACATACCTGACGTGGTTAAGGGTCTTACTAAGAGGCCATCAACCTATCTTGTAGGCAAGATAGCTGACCACGGCATTAGTGCTTTCTCTAAATTCCACTCATATGATAGGGGTGATGAATCCTACTTCATGTGCATTGAACCTATGACTAACACAGTCAAGGTATTTAACTCTAACGGCGAGCCTCAGGTTGTAAATGGCACTACTGCTTATGTAGGGATCTCAGAGCCTTGGAAGCAGTTGGACATGCGTACCATAGGTGACTTCACATTCATCACTAACAAGACAGTTCCTGTTATGATGTCAAGTGAGAAATCACCAGCTCAGTCAACACTTGGTATTGTTTACTGTCAGTATGCTACCTATGGTAAGACTTACAAGATAATGGCAGATGGAGCTGTAATTGCTACCTACACCACTAAAGATGGTGGCTCTGCATCTGATATTACAGATGTGGCAACTGATAACGTAGCATTGAAACTTTATGAGCAAATTCATGGCGACCCAACAGCAAGTCCTGTTATCCCTGCTAACCCTACATATGACGCTGAGTTACACGACAACGTTATCTATGTGACTAAGAGGAATGGTGGTGACTTCAAACTTACCACTAGTGACTCACAGAAGGGTGAAGACCTAATAGCTGCTAAGGGTTCTGTAAAATCTGTTAACCAACTACCACCTATTGCACCTAATGGGTTCGTACTTAGAATCACTGGTGAGGGTAAGTCAACTAAGGATGACTACTGGCTAAAAGCGGAAGTTAGTAACGAATCAAAGATAAGGTGGGTGGAGTCAGTACAGCCAAATATCCCAATATCTTTCGATGCCACAACCATGCCACATGTGCTTATTCGTGAGTCAATAAGTGGCGGTGTTGCTACCTTTACACTTAAGCCAGCTGATTGGGATAAGAGGGGAGTTGGTGGAGAGTATAGTAATCCGATACCAAGCTTTATTGATGAGGAGAATCCAATACCGATTCAGGCCACAGGTGTCTTCCAGAACAGGCTGTTCTTCTTGTCGGGTGAAGCTTGGGTAGCATCAAGGTCTAACCTTTTCTTTAACTTCTGGAGAGAGTCTACTCAGGCTGAGGTTGACACTGACCCACTTGATGGTTACGCAGATACTGACAGGGTTAACAACCTATACCAGTATCAGATACTTAATGGTTCACTAGCCATCTTTGCTGACCAAGCTCAATTCATAATTGACGGCTCCAAGCCAGTTACTAAGGCTAACCTGACCTTGCAGCAGGTCACTGCTTACCCAAACAACATACATGCTCAGCCACAAGCTGGGGGAGAGAATATCTTCTTTGCTTATGATGCAAGTGGGTTTACTGGTATCCGTGAGCTGTTCACCGATAACTACACAGATACTAAGAAAGCCTACCCAATCACTGACTATGTTAGTAAGTATATAGAAGGTCAATGCACACAGCTGCTTGCTTCATCTAACTTCAACTCTATGATGGTCAGGACAGAAGCGAATCCATCTGTTGTATATGTTTATGATTGGCTATGGCAAGCTGAGCAGAAGGTACAGAGTGCGTGGCACAAGTGGGTGTTTGATGGCAATGTCTTATTCTTGTTCTACCTGTCAGATTTAATGTACATTGTATACAGTAAGGATAATAAAACTTATGTAGACTACTTACATATGGTTAATGACCCGTCAGATTATGGCCTTGACTACTCCATTAAGCTAGATCACAAGGTTTCCGTAACTGCTGTATATGACCACGCGCTGAAGAAATACTCTATACAGCTACCTTACAGCAGGGATGATGTTGTCCTTACAGTTGGTAATGGTGGGTATGAAACCATGCTTGGCTCAGCATTTGTTGCCACCCATGAGGGTAATGGGGTTTGGTCAACTACTGAAAGAATATCTGATGATAAAGATCTTACAGTAGTTTGCGGAGTTAAATACAAGTCTAGGTACATACCTACACAGCCAGTTGTAAAGGATGCCCGTGATAGGGTGATAGGTCTTGATAGTATCATCATGAGCAATATGTATGTTCACTATGAGCTTTCTGGATTCTTGGAGATGCTAGTCAAACCTAAGCAGGGGCAAGAGCGTGTGTACAGATTCTTTGGTAGGTGGATGGGTTCTGCTAATAACTTAGCAGGCTCACCTATACTTGATAATGGAACTTACAGAGCACCAATAAGGCAGAGGGCAGAAGACTTGCAGATTACTATACAGTCTGATAGTCACTACCCTCTAACCATCCGTGATATAGAGATTGATGGCACATTCCATCAACGTGGACAACGCATATAAGGAGGGGGCTATGGCAGTAGCAGCTGGTGTTGGCGCTTGGGCTGCTGCTAACGCTGCAACTATTGCAGCAGTTAGTACAGCAGTAAGTGTTGCCGCCACTGCTGCCAGCTTCTATCAGCAAAGCCAACAGGCTAAGGCTCAGGAGCAGGCAGCTAAGAAGCAGAATGAGCAGCTGGCACAGCAGGCAGTAGAATCCTACGATGACCTCACACCAGCAGAGATTGATGCTCAGCGTAATGCAGCTGATATGGAAATTCAGCAAAAAGCTGAGGCGATGCAAGCCAAGGGTAGGGTCAACGTGTTTGCAGCAGCATCTGGCACAGCTGGTCAGAGTGTGGACAGTATGCTTTTTAATATTGATGCTATCAAAGCTCGCAACACTAACGAGATACTCAATCAGCGTGAGGCTGGCTTATTCAGCATTAAGCAACAAGCTGAGCAGTCAAGGCAAGGTGCTATCAGTAGCATGAGCAGAGAGGCTATTCAGCGCCCCTCGTGGATTGAGGCAGGTCTTAAGATTGGTACTCAGATTGTTAGTGGATTAGCAAACTATGACCAGAAGAATCGTGAGACTTTTAGCAAACAAGAGAAAGCAATAGTGAGGAGTAGCGTTTAATGGTGCAGCGTACAGAAGTTCAAGGTATGCAGCAGCTAGCAACAGGGCAGGTTAGTAGACCTGCTCAGGTTGTTCGCAGAGCTGTTGAGCCTATCGATGAATCTAAAGTAAAGAGCTATGAAACCACTAACCGTATCTTAGGTGCTCTTGGTGATTTTGTAGATGCATCAAGTGAAGCAGCTTATAAGCAGGCTCAGATTGATGTAGAGAAGAAGAAAATTAGTGGTATGGCTACCGCAGTCTCTGGTGGCAAACTCGGTGAGGAAGCCACTAAAGCTGAGTTAATGGGGTATGACTTAGTGCAGTCTCAGTCTGAGCTGGCAGTGGCTAACGAGGGGTTATCCAAGGCTATAATGGCTCAGCCTGATATGGATGATGAAACCTACTCAAAGATGCGGGATGCTAAGTATGGTGAATTGCTAGCTAAGTATCAAGACCGTGACCCTGATGTGTTCAAGGCCATCTCTGTCAAGGCTCAAGAAAGCCAAGGTGTACTGTTCAATATCAGGACTAGAGCACAGAAAGAGTACAGAGATTACAAAGCCAAAGAAACCCTTAACTACAATATTAATAGTCAGCTTGATGGGGCTAGGTCTGTCGAGCAAGGTGTTAACTTAGTCCACCAGTACATGCACCAAGGCATGGCTATGGGCTTGAGTGAGCCGGATATTAAGGACATGCTTTTCCAGAATATGAAGCTGACAGCAGCTAACGGTGACAACCGACTGCTTACATTCATGCAGAATATGGATTGGAGTAAGTATGCACCTGATACACAGCAAGCTCAGAAGCTCTATAAATCTTATGTGGATGAAGCACAAGCTAAGTATGAAGCTGCGCTACAGAAGCAGAATGTGTTTGCATATGGGGCTATGTATGCTGAGCTAGAGACAGCTGCTAAGAATGGTACTCCACCAGAGCAGCTTATGCAGATGATGCAAGGAATGCAGGCCAAGGGTCTTAAGTTCACACCTTCAAGTGTTGCTAGCTACTTAACAATGGGGCAGAACATTAGCAAGTCTGAGGCCGCCTTACGTGGTAACGTGGCTACGTGGCAACAGAATCGTGGTCAGTTTAATCTAGCACAGAATCCATTCATCCCTACTGATAATAAGAAGAAGGTGCTAGATGCTGCTGAGTCTGCTGTTATCGAGCAATCACAGAATGTTCCAGATGAGCAGCGTGGTGACTTTGTTATATCTAACCTTATTCGCCTGTCGGCTCAGGAGGGTATGCCAGTTAAGACCATTGGTACTGCATTGCAAAGTCTAGCAACACTAGACACTAACGCCACAATGACACCATCTACCCAGCTCTGGACTAAGTACCTTATGGCTGCTGATGACCAGACTATCAGGATGAATGTGCCTAGTGAGCAAGACCAAGCATTCCTGTTTGGGCTGCGTGATGTACTGGCTAACAACCAAGGACAAGATGGCGACCTTATGCTTAAGACAGCTATCACTCGTGGTCAGCAGGTTAGGGATAATAAAGTTCCACTGACAACACAGCAGACTAATACGCTCCGTAGTAAGTCCCTGTCAAATGTGAAGGACTTTAAAGACCCTACTCAGACTACTTGGTACTTCAGGGCTGAGAGCTTACCTACACAGGTAAGGGATTATGTAGCTAATCAGGTTAATGCAAAGGCTAAGAGTCTGTATGCAGTAACTGGTAACACTGACAAGGCCGTTGAGCTTGCAACCAAAGAGTTCAAGAACAACAATATGATTCTCAGTGGTGGTGTGGTAGCTAACATTGGTGTTAGGCAGCTTGCTGGCTTCATCCCTGAGTTCGCTCATAAAGGTGATGATGCTGAGATGGTTCAGCGTAGGGCTGTGTCTGCACTTGATTACAAGCTTGACAATATTATCAAACAGCAATCTAAATCTGATGGTATTGATTACAAGCGTGAAGATGTGAATGTTATGTTCTCCAACTCAGGTAACACCTATCAGATTAATGTAGGTGGACTTACTGTTGGCACATACTTCACAAGCGACCTAAAGAATGACTTCAATGAGAAATTCTTTAATGAATGGAATGCTGAGCAGGATAAGCAAATCAGGGCATCTGAGGCCTATAGAACGATTGAAGAAGCTAAAGAGCTTGCTAACGAGTTTGGTTACCTACAGTATCAGTAGAGGTATATTATGGTAGATATAGCTGTACCAAAAGAACAAAGCTTCATAGAACTGTTTGGAGCTGCTGCTCGTGAGAACTGGATACTTCAGCAGAAGCAACAAACAGATGAACTGATGACCTACGGCACACCTGTTGATGGATACAAGGCTAGCTATGAGGATGTCAGTAATATTACCACTGATTACAAGCTAACAGATGAGCAATCAAAAATTCTCTCAGGGTCTATGAGTCCAGAGGAACTTCAGTACCGAGCTATGGTATTTAAGGACAACAACGACAGAAAGAAGACTCTGGACAATGCTGGGTGGAAAGGAGTAGCGGCTGAGGTGCTAAGCTATGCAGCTGACCCTGCTATGCTGCCAACTTATGCACTGAAGACACCTATGGTAGTTGGTCAGATTGCTAATAAGCTTGGCTTTCAGTTTTCTAAGACTGCTGTAAATGGGGTTATCGAAAGAGCTGTAGGTGCTGGAATTGTTGGTAGTGCAACTGGCTTAGGTCAAGAAGCTGCTCTGTCTATGTATGACCCTAACCGTGATGTCAATGATGTCGTGTTAGCTGGCCTCTCTGGTGTGGTTGGTGGTGCAGCATTCTCAAGTTTGGCTGATGGTGGTGCTGCTATATTTAAGCGTGTCACAGCTAAACGCCGACTTGGCAAGGCTATGGATGAAGCTGTTGAGGCACTTGATTGGGATAACAGCCTTAATCTGATTAACTCAGCAGACCATGAGCTTACTGGTGCATCTATGGGTCGTATTGAGAATACTCAGTATGGCAAATACTTTGACATGCTTCATGGTGAAATACCGGATGAGTTGGCTCGTAAACGCGTACTGACAGAGGGTGATGCAATCAACAAACTGATTGATGACCTCACACCAACTGCTGAGGCTCGTATGCCCCGTGGTGAGCGCATGCAGTTTGAGGCACAGCGTAAGGGCTTTGAGTATGACCTTGATAAGATTAACAGCCGAATCAATGAGCTTAAGGGTACTCCGATAAACACTGGTTCGAAAAGGATTGCATCACAGCAGAGCAAGGCTATAGCTGATGAGATAAGCAACCTGTCTGCTCAGGCAGATTCAATCAGAGCTAAGGTAACAGAGGTAGCAACTACACTTGAGCCACACACTACAGGTGTTAATGCACAGGCTGTCAGAGACATCAACAGTCTTAAGGTTGGTAATATACCTGAGCACCTGCGTGAGCGTTACCTTGACTTGATAACACCAGAAGACCCTGCACCAGCTTTCAACGAGGCTGTTGCTGGCTTGCCACCAGTTAAAGATGAACCAGTGGTTCTCCCTGAGCAGGCAGCACAAGAAGCTGCTAAGCCAGTTGAGCAGCCAGATACTTCCATTGGTGCAGCAGAAGTTAAGGGCTCCATCATCTTCCCTGACACGGAGGGTAAGGAGATTAGTGATACTTACGCTAATGTACTTGGTGGGTTACAGAAGATTGGTGAGAAGATTCCAGTAACTAAGGTTGCTGGCTCAACTGCCCTTTATACAAGAGTCATGGCTGGTACTAAGGATAACACCCTGCGTGGCATAGCATCCCTTGTATTCAATGACCCTCATGGTATCAAGGGCGCTCCACAATCTGCTATCGCTTTCTCTGACACTATGCGTACCTCTATCATGCCTAAGGCATTCTTTATTGAGAATGCAGCCAAGGAGCAGTACCTCAAGCAGCTTGGTGTTAATCCGCTATTCCAAGCTGGTAAGTACAATGATGAGCTTATTAAGTTTGACCGTAACATTATGCTGCGCATGGTGGAGCTTACGGACACTGTCATAGGTGATGCAGATGATGCAATTACCAGAGCTGCCAAAGCTCGTGCTCAGGCTTATGCTGAGTCACTCAAGCTGATGAAGCGTTATGGTGTTCGTGGGTTTGAGGGTGTAGATGAACGTGCAAGTTATACACCTGTTACCTTTGGCAAGAACGACATCACATCAGCCCTTGACCAGTTTGGCGAGGATGCAGTACGTGAAGTGCTTGCTCGTGGGTATATGACAGGTAAGGTTCCACTGTCAGCTAAGTCAGCTCGCTTGGTTGCTGATAACACACTTGAGCGCTTCTATCGTAAATCAGGCAAGGTAGCAGCAGTTAAGCCAACTGAATCTATCAGTGGTAAGATTGCTGAGGCTGTCAATGAGCTACGTGAGGGGGGTGTAGCTGATAGTGAAATCAGAACTGTTATTAACATGCTTCAAGATAAGGCTCATGATGAGTCAATCTCCGCTCGTGCTATGCAATCCTTACACCCTAACTTGGCAGCTGAAACCACTGATGGCCTGCGATTTGTGGACTTGGTGGATTCATCAACAGCTGGTGTGGATAAGTATGTACGAGATGCAGCAGCACAGGCCGCCTTTGCCAAGTACGGTATGCGCTCACGCCGTCAGGTGGAAGATACTATCACTGAGGCATTCAAGCGTCATCGCCAGCAGCTTACTGAGCTGACTGACAACTACAATCGAGCTAAGGAGAGGTTATCCAAGCTTGACCGTAGCAAGGCACTTCCATCTGGAGTATCTGAGCTTGAGAAAACTATCAAGGACTATGAGCGCTTGGGTGATATTAATAAGTACCGTAAGTTCCTAGATAGCTATGAGGAAGACTTCTTCAATGGTGTCAAGGTTACTTTTGGTGAACCAGTTGAGCAGGCTAACAGCATTGCTTATGCTGCCAGCTCTACAGGTAAACTTGTTAACCTCATGATGCTTGGCTTCTCTGGTCTTGCTCAGGTAGCTGACTTGGGTGTTACTATAGCTCGTAGCGGTGTTGGTGCAACACTCAGGAACTTGCCAACTACTTTGTATCATGGTGTTCGCTCCTTGCTGCCATCTGCACGTTACTTTGAAACCAATAACCAGTTAAGCAACATGGCTGATATATTTGGTACGGTAAGCCATCAAGACTACCTGTTTGGTCACAAGATGATGAAAGGTGCTGAGTATGGCGATGCGGTTATTGGGCAGGTATCTAAAGCTGATAAGGTTCTTGATAACATCGGTTGGCTGCAAAGCACTATGTCATTCCTTCGACCGATGCAGGGTATGATTGATGAGCTATCTGCTCGTAGCATCATGACCAATATAGTTGACATGTCTAAGAATGGGATGTTCACTGGCAAAGTTCGCAAGAGCTTCCTTGAGCTTGGTAAGATGTCTGAGGATTCACTTGATTCCAGTATGACTCACATCAAGTCTCAGATGGATTCTGGTAAGGACATCTTTGAAGCTATCAGCACTCTTGACCCTAAGTTGCGTGATGAGCTTGGTACAGCTATTCGTACTATCCATACATTCAACATAGGTCGCTCGTACTATGGTGAGCTACCTGCATTTACTAACCAGTCACTTGGTAAGATTTTCATGAAGCTTCAGTCATTTGCATTGGTAGCTTATGAGAAGTCTGTCCAGCGTGGGTTCCGTAATGACCAAGCTGGATTAGTTGCAGCAACCGCTTGGTCAGCTGGCTTAGCTTACCTGTGGTCTGAGGTAGATGTTCGTGCTCAGTCACTAAAGCAGCCTGAGGCAAAGCGTGATGAGTATGTACGTAAGCGTCTTGAAGATGAGATGGCCTACACAGTTGCCGGACGTATGTCTCAGCTTGCTGTACTCAGCACACTTGCTCAGGTTATGAACGTTGCTAACCCTTATCAAGACAGTGTACTTAAGCCTTTCGGTGAGTACCGAGGTGTTGCAGCAGGTGGCGCTATTGGCAAGGTTGGTCAGGCAGCAGCAGCTGGCACACGCCTTGCAACAGACCTATCAGTAGACCCTGATGCTGATATATACAAAGTCTATGGAGCTGTACCACTATTGAACACTGCAATAGGTATGGCAATCCTTAACACACTATAGGAGGCGTATGAACTTCTCTTTTACTCGTGATACTGGTGACGGAGTTAAGACTGTATTCACAATGTCCTTTGCAGGACAGGATGAGGGCTATTTGAATTCCTCTAATATTCACGTACTTGTTAATGGTGTAGAGGTTCCATTTACCATTAACCCAACCGACCCTAATAAGGTATACCTATCAACCGCCCCAGCTAATGGGGCTGATGTCCTTATCAGGCGTATCATGCCTAAGAACGTTCCTTACTCTGACTTCAAGAATGGAAACCCGTTTAGTCAGGATACCCTGAACTATACCCAGCTACAGCAGTTGTATGTGACACAAGAGATACTTGATGGCTTCCTTCCAGATGGCTTCTACTTTAAGCAAGATGTCAACATGGGTGGTTATAACATAAAGAACTTGGGTGATGCTGTAGACCCTGATGATGCAGTTAAGAAAGAGGTAACTGATGACTTGGGTAACAGGGTAAGCTCCCTAGAAGATAATCTTACAGATACCTCTTTAACTACCGTTCCTTGGCGGTTTGTTGCAACTGGTGGAGAGGTTACAGTATCACCTCCTTACTCTTTCACAAATGCCCTTCTCTACATCAATGGTGTTACACAGACCCTAGGCGCAGATTATGCATACACAGTATCTGGTAATCAGCTACATCTACCTGAGCCACTAAGAGCTGGAGATGAGGTGTTTGTTATCATTGGAACCAACATACAGCCTCCTAGCGATTTAATCTCCTATGATGGGGCTCTTATTGCATATGCGAGTATGGTGACTGGTGTACCTGTTCAGCAGGTCTATATACCTGTTGTTGGCCTCACCGTAAGTAACGCACTGGTTTTTATTGATAATGGCGTTATCCATACCCTTAATACACCTGCTAGTGGGGTTATAACTTCCATAGCTTGGCCTGATATTGTTATATCATAGGAGGTAACTTGATTCATGAGAAAGTGGGGGAGGTTGCAGCTGAAGCATTTAAGGCCACACCACCAACTGTGGTTGTTGGCCTGAACATCTTAGGTTACTCAATCTCTGAGTGGGTTCAGGTAGCTACACTTATCTACATCTTCTTACAGATGCATGTGTTAGCTATTAAGAATATAAGTTCATATAAATCTATGTGGGATTACATTAAGGAGGTGACTCGTGGCAAGCGTAAGCAAAAGTAACAAGAATTCAGCCACAGAGGATGATGTAGGTCTTATTCACAAACTTGTCACTAAGGTAATCACCAAGAAGCTTGAGAAGTGGTTAGAGCTTATTGAGCAAGGTGGTGATGTGGACTTGGTTGTGGACATGAAGCAGCTTAAGTCTGCCATAGATTGGTGTGACAAGAATGGAATCATCTGTGCTGACCCAGCTGAGCAGAGTAACAATGAGCTTGGTGATAAGCTGTCTGAGATTCGTAAAGCCCAGCACGCTCGTGGTGTTGTCGTGCCCTTCAAGGAAGATGGTGATGAGGGATATGGTACATGAGGCGTGTTAACAGAAACGACAAGAAAGCACAGCTAGAAATGTGGGAGGAGCTTGAAGCCATACAGAAAGCTTTTCCATTTACTGTGCAAGGCTTGTGGCTGTTTGCCTCACTTGTGCTTGAGAAGACTATTGTAGGCTCTCCTCACCTTAATCGCACACAGAAAGATATACTGAGCTTCCTGCTTAACGGCGGGAAGTATATAGGCATACAGGCAAGCCGTGGTATGACCAAGACAGTTATGGCAGCTATCCTATGCTGCTTCTGTCTTATCCACATGCCACACTACCGTATCATTGTGTTCTCACAGAATGGCAAGCGAGCTAAGGAGATTGCAGGTTGGGTAGTTAAAATCTTCTATGCTATCGACATCCTTGAGGTATTGCAGCCAGATACCTATGCTGGAGACCGCTCATCTATTGAGGCTTTCGACATCCATTGGTGTTTCCGTGGTGCTGATAAGTCACCATCTGTAACCTGCTACTCTATTGAATCAGGTGCTCAGGGTGCTCGTGCTGACCTAATCCTTGCTGATGATATTGAATCTCTACAAAACTCCCGTACAGCTCAGAGCCGTGAGTGGTTACTTGAGCAGTCATTGGAGTTTGAATCAATCAACCAGTATGGCCGCATCATCTACTTAGGTACACCACAAGGTGTTGAGTCTATCTACAACACACTCCCAGCTCGTGGGTACGTTATGCGAATCTGGCCAGGTCGCTACCCAACAGCTGAGCAGCTTGAGTTTTATGGTAATGCGCTGGCTCCTCTGTTCCGCAAGGATATAGAGGCTGACCCAAGCTTGCAGAGCGGTGGCGGGCTTGATGGAACTATGGGTAAGCCAACGACACCAGCTATGTATGATGAGGAGCTATTGCAAGAGAAGGAGGTGAGGCAAGGTCTTGCTAAGTTCATGTTGCAGTTCATGGTGCACACAGGTATGTCTGACCGTGACCGCTTCAAGCTTAAGCTAGAGAATCTGGTACTCATGAACTTCAATGCCATGCAAGGTGCTGTTATGCCTGTGTGGAACAGTGACCAACGTAGCATGTGGCAAGCTGCCCCTCGCTTTGGTACGCGTCCACAAGACAGATTCTACTTTGCAATGCAGCAGCCATACATCATGCGTGACTTCGACCTAACTGTTATGTTCATTGACCCAGCTGGTGGTGGCTCCCGCTCACAGGATGAGATGGGTTATGCGATAACCAAGCTACTTGGTACTTATGTCTACATCTATGATGTCGATGGTGTCAAGGGTGGGTATGAGCAATCAGAGCTGATGAAGCTTGTGCAAGCTGCTAAGGATGCTAAGGTCAACGTTTGCTATGTTGAAAAGAACTATGGTAACGGTGCTCACTTTGCAATGCTTAAGCCTCTGTTTGAGAAGTTCTATCCAGAGTGCAGGCTTGAGGAGATTAACTCAACTGGTCAGAAGGAACTACGTATCATCGATACGCTGGAACCACTGTTAGGCCAGCATCGCTTGGTAGTATCACAGACAGCTGTTATGAAGGATTACAACAGCATTCAGAAGTACCCAGCAGAGGTCAAGATGACTTACAGCTGCTTCTACCAACTTGCTCACATAACGAGCGACCGTGGGGCGCTGAGGCATGATGACCGCTTAGACGCGTTGGCTGGGGCTGTGGCGCAGATTGTAAACTACATCGACTATGACCAAGAGAAGGCGGAGAAAGAGCGGCAGGCGGAGTCTGACAAGCATTTCTTTGAGGTTATGGCTAACCCCAACGGATTCGTCCACACGATGATGCATGGTGGTGATTTTATGAGCTATGTTGAGCAACAGAATACCGGAGCCAACGCACTCAAGAAATACTTTAATTAAAGGCAATAAATCCCTTAGTTTTCATAACTTTGGGATTAGGCACTACAATAGGAGAAAGCTAAAGTAAGTACAGTAAGTAAACAGTAGCTATAAACAGCTATAGTAAGCTTTAGTTAGCCTAAGTAGTAACCTACTTATTGTCTTATTATATTCTTTATAAGGAGAGCTATTAGATGGCTACATTTACCACAAGCTTACTTAAGCTGATAAAAGGATCTTTGTCATCAGGTAAGCTGCCTAAGGCCAACTTACAAGGTGACCTTGTTGACTCTAAGCTATCAGACGATGGCACAAAGCTTACGTACAATGGTAATGAAGTTACTGACTCACGTACACAGCGTAAGAAGACAGAGGTATATTACAGTGGTGTTTCTGTTACTCTTACTGCTGGGACTCAGTACAATTTAGTAAACCTGTTAAAAGCTCTTACAGCAAACTCAGGAACGCTTGCACCTTTCTTTGATACTACATCCAACAAGCTTAAGGTTATTAATGATAATGCAACATGCATGTTCAAGCTTAACCTAGTAGGTAATTGGGCTAACGCATCATCAGATAGGAGCATCCAAGTTGACTTTGTTGGAACAAATGGCAACAGGCTAGTTGCTAACAGGTCTTCAGCTACCACAGATGATTCATTAACACTATCTACTTTCTTGTCTGTTGATAAGAATGGTAACTTAGCAACAAATGGCAGCACTGTTAATTTAACATCTGTTGGTATCAACTTCACAATTACATCTGCACTTCTTATTGCTGAGCAGGTAACCAAAGAATCTTTCTAAGGAGATATAACATATGGCACGTAATATTACTGGTGATTCACCTAAGTCTGTACAAACTCAGTCCGTCTCCATGCTGCCAGTGGCTATTGTCACTCAGGCAAACTTGGCTAGCGCAGCTCACCCTATCAATGATACTACCAAGTCTGGTAAGCAAGTTGGTGGTCTGGTCTACGTTAAGATGACCACTGGTGGCCGTGTTGTAACCGCTATTGCTCAGGGTTCAGCAGCCACTGACAAGTGGGTAATCCAAGGTATGGATGCTGCTGGCTTCATTGAAGTAACACCAGCTTAATAAGGTTGGTCAGTCTAGTACGCTAGACTGGCCTCTTTCTATTATGAATACAATACTAATGCTACTTGCGTTAATAAACCCTGTTCAGAAGATAGAGCAAGATTTATCAAAGCACCTAGAGATTTATACACACCAAGGAGGTTCCGAGTTGAATCGCAGTCAATTCCAGCGCTATGTATTGCGCCCTACTCTTGAGAAGCTTGGTCTATATTCACCGCAAGCTGAGCGCTTGCTGACGATGATTGTAGCCCATGAATCTCTCAAGGGTCATTATATTGTACAGACGACAGGGCAGGCTAAAGGCTTGTACCAGATGGAGAATGCAACACATGATGATGTGCTGCGATGGGTTCACAATAACCGACCTGAGCTTTACCGCGAGATTGTAGAAATGGGAGATGGTCAACCTTCAGCAGTTAAGATGATTACTGACCTTGACTATGCAACCGCTATGGCTCGCGCGTTCTTCCTACGCTTTCCAGAAGCGTTGCCGACAGGCAACGACGAGGAGCTTGCAGAATACGCTAAGAAGCGTTGGAACACTCACTTAGGTAAGGCCACTCCTAACGACTACTTGAAGGCTTATCAGTCTTGGAAGTAAGTTGCAGCATCTGGTGTCAGATTAAGTGGCAGGAGGCAGTTGAGTCAGGTGATGACGTAGCTGCCAGTGACTATCTAAAACTCTATGAGCTTTGGGTTAGCAGAGGTATGTAATGAGTACAAGTAATATACCAAGCTTAGGTGGCTTAACTCCTATTGAGTCTCTTGTCAAAGGCGGTAGTGCTAAAGACACCTTCAATCCTATGAACATCTGGAATGATGGTGTAGGTGTACTACAGAAGCCATCTTCCTTGTTTACCAAGGAGACTCTTACTGGAACAGGTAAGGACACTGAGAAGTCTCGTACTAAGGCTCAGGAAGAAGCAGACAGTGCTGCTGCTCAGGCAGCTAGCAGAGAGACTAACAAGTGGCTCAACTGGACACCTAGCAGAAATATCACTAATACTAAAACTGGTTTATCTATTTAGGAGTAATCATGGGTAAGATTCTTAAGAATAAGAAAGTGGTAGCAGCTGCTGTTACCTTAGTTCTTGTCATCATAGGTACAGCTCTAGGGTCTGACTTGGGTGCAGATACTGCAACTAGCGTTACTGACCTTATCTGCACTATTGTAAGCTGTCAGTAATGATTAAAGCTCTCCTTGAAGTTCTGGCAATCCTGCTCCGAGCTATTGAAAGGAAGCAAGCAAAAGAGGAGCAGCAAGATGCGCAAGCTGAAGCTGACCGTGTTAGCACTAATCCTACTGAGTGGTTTAATGACCACTTCAGGGTGCGTACAGAGTCCATCAAGACAGATGCCAGTAAAGCCAGCCATGACAACAGTCACACAAGTTGACGGTCAGATGTGCATGAGCTTACGAGATGCAACTAGTCTTGGTCTGTACATCTTAGGACTTGAGCGCGGCTATCAGTAGCCGCCTTATTACTCATAGCTATTCACAGTGAGTGGCTAGCAGTAATAGGAGATATTATGGGTTATAGTACAAAGCCAAAAACATCTGGCATAACACACAAGGGAGTACTTCTAGAGACTAAGCTTGATGAGGTAGACTCCTCAGTATCAGGACTTGGTACTGCGATTAACAACACTAACCTTACACTAGCTGAGCGAAACTACCCAGCTAAGATTAGTGCTGCCCAAATCCAAATGCTAATGTTAGCTGGTAACGTAATTAAGATTGATTGCCGTGGTGATTCTACGATGCATGGAGTTACTTCAGGGAACGTTAACGTGCAAGACCCTCAAAATGCACCAGCTACATTAGCTAAGACACTTAAGAACTTGTATGGTGTTGATATGCAGATTACTAACAACGGAATATCTGGTTCAACTTTAAGGCAGATGATGTCAGGTACAGATTGGGCAAACCCTAAGTTCTTGGATTGGCTACCAACATCAGATGCTGATGTTATCTACTGCAACCACGGTATTAATGACAGTCAAACTTTCCAAAGTATTGACCAGTTCCGTGTAGATCTAGTTAACTTTGTAAACTCTGTTCGTAAGTACGGTAAGCTTCCAATCCTTTGCACACCTAACCCATGCCCTCCAATCCTTATCATTGATGAGGCTAAGACTAAGCGCATGGAGATGTTTGTTGATGTAATCCGTGATGTAGCTACATCTATGAAGGTTGACTTAGTAGACCAGTACAAATACTACATGCGTACCTCTAGTATGGTTTCACTCACCACATTAGTGCCTGATGGTGCTCACCCATCTAGTGATGCTTATACTATGTCTGGTCGTAATATGGCTATACCATTTGTATCAGTCAATCCACTTGTTAAGGTTGGTGATAAGCAGGGTCTTACCCAAGGTACATATTTCGATAACATCACAAATAACCGTGGCTTAAGTAACCAGATGACACCTTTCAATAGGTTTGGTGCTCAACTTGTAGGTACTAAGAATACCGAATTACAAGGTTGCAACATGGCTGTTCTTCTTGAACATCCAACTGATGACACTATATTAGCTATGTATGGTGCTCAGTGGGATAGCGGAAGCAGCATGACACTTACAGATAATGGGACGGATACTAATCAGTATGGTGGCAACATAAACCAAGGCGATGGCAACTTTGGCCAGATGGATTGGGAGGCTGCATACTTACCTAACCTGTGCAAGCTGTATGCAGGTCTGCATGTAATGGGTTGCATAGGAACTACAACAAGCTCAGATACAGGTGACTTTTCCATAGCTGGCTGGGGTTTACTTCCACGCAGCTGTGTATACTCAGCGGTTGATACTAATGCGCCTCTGCCAAATACAAGGCTTGATATTGCAGTCGGTACAACTGTTGAGATGTCATTACTCTTAGATGGTGCTAATCCTAAGCCAGCAAGCTTCTGTAGGCTTACTGATGGTACACAGCTTGTTAACATTAACTATGTTAATAACGGAAGATTAAGTATCACAACAATGACTGGTGCTGATGTAACAATAGGTGCGACAGTTAGCAGTGGTGTTTACCGCTGTAGTGTTAGGTTCAATCGTGACAGATCAATCACTGTATCTATTGGCACACTTACAGCTACTGTGCCAGCTTTAGATAAGCCAGTACCAAATATGTACCTTAATGGGTTTGGCTTGCTGTATTCTGTAACAGCAAACCTGTAGTATTCTATACTAGTAAAGTTAATAAGCTTTCTGGTATTAATCGTAACCAATTGGCAGCTTGCTAGGTAGTTAGGGTAAGCTGCTGTTACCTAGGAGTAAATATGAAATCTAGTTATAGTTTTGAAGCGGCATTAGAACACATGAAAGAAGGTGGCAAAGTAAGTCGTGAAGGTTGGAATGGTAAAGGCTTAACAGCTTTCATTACTGACTTGCATATTGCAGATCACCATACTCAGATGTTTGTACTTCAATCAGCATCTGGATACAACCAGTGGGTTCCATCAGCTAGTGACTTGCTTGCTAGAGATTGGCAGCTTCATAAGATTGAGTAAGCTATATGATAGTTTATGTAGAAGGTTAAGTAAGCTAGCTAGGTAGCCATTAGTGGTTACTGTAAGCTAGCCTTGAACTTAAAATAGGGTGGACAGTTACAGCAGTTCCCGCCGCCGCCAGCTTCAGCTTTCCCCCATCAGGGGTGGCTGACTGGCTCCTCTTAGGCCGCAGGCAGTTAGAGGGGGTGGGCATGTGCTGGCTCAGGCTGGCAGTAGCTGGCTAGGAAGCATGCAGTAGACTGGCTGGTCTATCGTAA